CAGGAGTCGACCCTGCATCTAGTACAAAGAAAGGAGCTGATTTTAGTGTCATATTTAATATTGCTATCGATGGGGATAATAATCGGTATGTGCTGCCTTATTTTCGTAAAAGAGCAACGCCGTTGGATTTGGCAGATTCGATTATTAATAACTTCAGAACTTACAGAAGTGCTAAAACTCGTATTGAATCGGTTGGGTATCAGGAAATGCTTAGACAATATATTAAAGAACAAGCAGAAGAATTAGGTATGTTTATACCTGGTCTTGAAATAAAAGAGAATCCAAGAACTAGCAAATCGTATAGATTAGAAAGTTTGCAACCATTATTTGCTAATGGTAAAGTGTATATACAAAAAAATATGCAAGCATTTATAGATGAATGCACATTATACCCTAGAGGAAAACATGATGACTTGTTAGATGGTTTTTTCTATGCAAACAAAAATTGTTATAAACCTGCACACGATGCTCAAGAAAAAAAAGAAGAACCTACATGGTTTACTAGAAAAAGTAAATCTTGGAAGATATTATAAATAATCCTTGACAACAATCTAAAAATTCCCGTAATTTTGACCTTATACGTTTATGGATAAAAACAAGTACTTTTTAACATTTAAAGAACTTATTTCTAAAATAGATAATTTAGATAAAGTAGAAGTACCAAAAGGATATATACAAATAGATGCCCAAAAAAATACAAAAACGAGTACAAAGCACAAGAACTCAAGGAAAAGATGATTTAGAGTTTGTGTTTGATTATCAAACTGGAGATGTCAATCAAGTAGAAATTGATGACGAAGTACAGTTAACAAGAGAGTTATTTCATGATTATAAAAGTGCAAGAGAGTTATGGGCACAAAAATTTCAAGAATCTGTAGAGTTTAGAGCAGGTGCACAATGGACCAATGAAGAACGTGATGTATTAGAATCACGTGGTCAAGCACCGATTGTAGTAAACAGAATACATCCAATCGTAGAAACTGCAAAATCTCTTTTAACATACAATTCACCTCAGTTTCGTTCTACAGGTCGTGAAGACTCAGACAGAGAAACTGCAAAAGTTTTTTCTGATTTATTTCAATATATATGGCAAGTTTCAGCTGGAGACGAAGAATTAAAACAAGCTATTGACGATTACTACGTAGGTGGTATGGGAGTTCTTCAAGTATATCAAGACCCTGATGCTGATTTAGGAAAAGGTGAAGTATATATTAAATCTATAAATCCATTAGACGTATATATAGACCCAAATGCAAAAGACGCTTATGGTCGTGATGCTGCTAATATATTAGTTACAACATACATGACAGATGAACAAGCAATGCAAACATATCCAGAATTTACTGATATTATAGAACAATCTTCTATGCATCCAGATGAATCAGACGATTATCCTGTTACTAACTTAGCAGCTACCGAAGGTCAGTTGTTTACTACAGATGGAACAGAAACTGTACACAATAGAAGACAATACATAGAAAGATATTCAAAAGAAATGCATTGTTATTATAATTCTTATGAACCTTTTTCTCAACAAGAGTTTTTATTTAATGAAGATGAATATAGACAATATATGATGAAGTATTACATCAAAGTAAAAACAATTAAAGGAGAAGAAGTTATTTTATTTGAAGATGAGTCTGTAAAAGAAATGTTTGAAGTTATAGAAGAAACTGGTGGAATGTTTCATTACGAATTACCAGACCCTCAATATGATGCTCAAGGACAACCTATACCACAAGACCCTGTAAGAGTTCCAGGAGAAGAAGACGAAAACTCTATACCTGGAAGTACTACATTATTAATGCCAATAACTGTCGAAGAATTAATTGGTATGGGAGATATAGTATCTAATAAAATAGAAAAATGTTGTGTAAAAATGGTTGTTTCTGTTGGAGATAAATTGCTTTATGAAAGATTATTGCCTACAGAAGATTATCCTATTGTTCCTTTAATGAATATACATCACAGAAATCCATTTCCTGAATCAGATGTAAGACTATATAGACCATTACAAGAATATATAAACAAAATTCGTTCATTGATTATTGCACACGCAAGTACTAGTACAAATGTTAAACTGTTAATACCAAGAGGTTCTGCTGATTTAAATCAAATAGAACAAGAGTGGAGCAAAGCAGGTACTAGTGTTATTGAATTTGATGCAGAGTTAGGTGCACCGATTGTAGCTGGCCCAGTCCCACTACCAAACGAACTGTATAAAAATGAAGCTGATGCTAAATATGACTTAGAATACGGCTTTGGTATTTTTGAATTAATGCAGGGTAGCAGTAAAAGTGCACCGTCTACTTATAGAGGAACTTTAGTTGTAGATGAGTTTGGCCAGCGTAGAATTAAATCTAGAAGAGATGATATAGAAGGAATGTTAAATCAAGTAGCAAAAGTTGCAGTTCCATTAATGCAGCAGTTATATACAGAAGAAAAAGTTATAAGACTTGTACAACCAAATGGAGACGAAAAAGAAGAAAGATTTAATTTTTATAAAGAAATGGACAATGGAGATGTTACACGTTTTCATGATATTGGTGTAGGGAAATACGATATTGTAGTTGTATCTGGTTCTACATTACCAACAAATAGAATGGCATTATTAAATACTTATATGGAAATGTATAAGATGGGACTTATAGACCAAACAGAAGTATTAAAGAAATCAGAACTTGTAGATGTAGATGGTGTAATGAAGAGAAGTGGACAAATGCAACAAATGCAACAACAAATGCAAGCAATGGCAGAAGAATTAAAGAAAGTCAGGGGAGATTTACAAACTGCCCAACGTGAAGAAGTTCACGCTAAGAAACGACTAGAAGTAGAAAAATTCAGTGGAGAGTTAGATAAAGTATCTAACAGAGCTGATATGGCAACTACGCTTTATAAAGCAAGGTTGAATGACGCAAAACAACAGTTGATAAACTCCAATATAAATCAGGAAGATGTTGAAGAACTTGATGTTTTTGAACCTATGAAAGACCCAGAGAGTTAGCGAGGAGATAAAATGGAAGAAAATACAATGGACAACGTAAATGAGCAAGCAGTAGAAGGTGTAACGACTGAGCCAACGACTGCTTCAGATGACATTTTTAACGAAATATTTGGACAAGCACAAGAACAGGTTGCACCTGTTAGCCAAGAAGTAGTTCAAAGTGAACCAGCTGAGACTCAGATTACCGAGGAACCAAAGAACGACCCAAGCCAATTTCAATATTGGCAAAGTCAAGCAGATAAACGTGCAGCAGAAGTAGATATGTTGAAATCGCAAATGGCAGATGTTATGTCAAAAGTAAGTCAACCTACAGAAGCAGCACCAGTAGTGAAGGAAACAGTGTTAGAAAAACCTGTTAAACCATCAAAACCTGCTGACTTCGACCGTTCTGAAGCTTTGACTGACCCTGATAGTACGTCAGCAAGGTACTTAGCAAAGCAAGAATCTTATTTGGAATCTATGTCAGAGTATGTAGCAAATTCAAATGAGCAAGTGATGCAAACGATGAATAGAGCACAACAAGAACAGGAAGCATTAGCAAGGGACCAAAAAGTTATTAGAGACTTACAGTCTAAATATAACTATACTCCTGAGCAAGCAAATGATTTTGTTACTCAAATGTCATCACCAGAATCATTATCGTTAGATAATTTAGTACAATTACATCAACTGAGACAGAACAAAGGTTCACAACAGGTTACACAGATAACCCCAGAAGCTCAACAAAAAGTAGAACTAATGAATCAACGTAATGAAAAGCTAAGTATACCAAAACCTATCGGAGTACAGCCAGGAGCTAGTGACCAGTCGCCAACTAAAAACGTAGAAGATAAAATGATGGATGCGATGATTGGAAATTTCAATAAGCGTAATCCATTCTAATTTAAGGAGAAGGCAAAATGGCACAAGACGCAAACGGAATATTCTCTGGAAGTATTGGTGGAAGCGCTGCCCTATCGGGACAGGTTTCTATTAATGATTCTAGACGAGTATTTAATTTCGGTGAAAGAGTAGCTGAATTAAACCCAGCTGCTTCGCCTTTCTTCGCATATTTATCCGCAGTTGCTAAGAAACCTACAGATGACCCTGTATTTAAATTCTTAGAAAAAAGACATCAATGGCAACGTAGAAACTTCTTTGTAGACGGCTTAATTGAGCACGCTGCAGGCGGAAGTCCTACACAAGCTACTTTTAACTTAGTTAAAGCAGACGACCAAATCGATGTTGACTATGATATTTATGGAAGAAAAGCGGGAGGACCCTACAAGGCAGAATTTATTACAGCAGGACAGATGATTGCAATCGAAGGATTGTTAGACGCTGCAGCTGGAGCAGGTTCTGATAAAAACCTTATAGTGTACTATAGAGTAACAGACTCAACTCAAAACTCAGCAGACACAGGTATATCAGCTGAATTTGTTAAAGCTATCGAACTTGGTGTTGAAAACGGCGCTTTAGACGTTACAACACTAGCTAGTGGAGACAAAATCGTACATGCTAATGACAAACCTGGCCAAGTAATTGGTTCTGCATGGGCAGAAGGTGATACAGCACCTACTGGTTGGAGAGACGAGTTCTACTCAAGAGAAGGATACTGTCAGATTTTTAAAACTGCAGTACCTTTATTTTCAGGAACTTCTTTAGCTACACGCTACAGAGGTGACGCTAACGAATATATGAGAGTATATCAAGAAAAACTTATGGAACATAAGATGGACATTGAAAATGCTTTACTATTCGGTTATGGTGAAGTGAGCGAAAGTTCAACATCACAGCAAAGAAAAACATGGGGTATTTTACCTTACACTGAAGTATATGGAAAGGTTAAAACCTTTACTTACGCTTCATCAGGGTATGATGACTTCGTAGATGCTATGTCAGATATTTTTGATGCAGAATCTGGTGCAGGTGGCAGTAAAATGGTACTTGCTTCACGTTCTATCATGAACTGGCTTAACAAATTAGGTGGTAGTTCTTTCTTAGGAAATACTATGTCAGCTGGTGTAGGTACAACAAATGGTGGAGATTACACCAATGTACCAACATCATCACCATATGGTGTTTCTTTAGACAAAGGACAATCACTGTTTAATGGTGTTAACGTAACACAAGTAGATACTTTATACGGTACTCTTAACTTTGTTATGGAACCACTATTAAGAGGTCCATGGGCTAACCATGCTATCGTTGTAGACTTAAATAATGTAAGCTACAGACCATTAGCAGGTAACGGTGAGTCTAGAGATACTCAAATTATTACTAATATCCAAAACAACGATGTTGACGGAAGAAAGGACATGATTCTTACAGAAGCAGGTCTTGAAATTCAACTTCCAGAAACACACGCTATTTTGAAATTTAGCTAATAGTTGAATACGGGGGAGTTGAAATATACTCCCCCAAAACATTTTAAATTAAAAGGGGAAGACAATGGCAAATCCATTAGTAAGATTAGGAGTAAAAGCAGCAGTTAAAGGCGGTAAAAAGCTTGCTAAAAAAATTAAGACTAGAGCTAATAGTACCAATAATATAAATACTGGTCCTATTGACAGAGCTATTGTTAAGGTAGATAAAATTACAAAAGAGAGTAAAAGAATATTAGGTAATTTAGAAAAAGCTAATACAGGAAATTCTACGCAACGTTTATTAAAACAAGGAATTTCTAAAGGAGAAACTTTAAAAAACAATTTAGGTTTCAAAAGATTACACAAATTAATGGGTATTAAATAAAAGGAGAATATTATGGGCGGACCATTAGTAGCAGCAGCAGGAATGGCATTAAGAGAAACAGCAAAAAGACAAGGGCCAAAAATTGTAAAACAAATAAGCAAATCACCTGCTGGTAAAAAAGCAAAACAAAAAGTTGTAGAAGGTTTTAAAAAACTAAATACTAGAATGCAACAAAGCACAAGCAATTCTACCATGAAAGACCCTCTTACATCTAATATGATGAGGCATAAAGCTGGAGGTAGTTTTTCTCGAGGAATGAAACTTGGTGCAGAAATTGCTAAACGACAAGTAGCAAGCCAAGGCGTTAAAGGAGCAGCAGTAGGTTTTGGAGTAGGACTTGCATCAGGAATGTTTGGTAACAAAAAGAAAAAATAGGAAAGTAAATGAGCATTAAAACAGATATAGAAGCATATACTGGAGATATAGATAGTCCAGATATTACTGCACAAGCATTACAATTTGCAAAAGATGGTGTAAGATATATTTATTCTGTATTATTAACTAATCCAGAAATGGGAGAAAGATTGTCAAGTAATACAAACTTAAATACTGCAGCACCACAACTTGCGTTAACAAATGTAATGTCATTAGATTATGTTTTAAGAAACGATGGTGCTATTGACAGGCCTTGCCTTGAAGGTGAACCTTCTATGGTAGGAGCATACAATGACCCAGGTAGTTTACACAGAGGAACTATAACAAGTCCTGTTTACTACATTCAAAATAATGTATTAAGTATTGTACCAGAACCTACTAATGCACAGCTTGGTAAAGTAGGAAGCGTAACACCAGATACTACATTTGCTTTAACTGATAATTATTCAGATTTAACTGGACTATTACCAGAGTTAGCATCTGGAGTAACATTATATGCAGCAGCTAATGTATTACTTACTAAAATGAATGCTATGGACAAACCAACAGGAGCTACTAATTTAACGACTATAGGTGCTACTGCTAGTGTAGATACAGAATCTGATAGAGTAGATGTTAATAAATGGTTTAATATTGTTGGTGATTATATACAAGATGAAGATGTAGAATTAGCATCTGCGTATTTATCAAAAATAAGTGCATACTTACAAACATATCAAATAGAATTAACTGGAGACCAGTCACAATATCAATGGTATGAATCGCAGTATGTAAAAGTAAGTCAATCGTTAGCTGCGTTTTTAGAACCTTATGTGAGTGGAGCTTAATTATGAAATTACAAAAAATGATAGATATGGTAAAAAAACATCATCCAGAGTTAGGTAATGTAGAAATTATTGAAATGTTAAATCAAGCATCTGATGAGTTTTGTCAAAGAACATTAGTGTTAGATGAAGCTACTCAGTTTACTACAGTATCTGGACAAAGATATTACGGATTAAAAGATGGTATATTAGAAATTAAATCGGTTGATTTAGAAGACGAAAACGGTAATCATGTTACAATAAAACGTTTACAAGGAAGACCAAAATATAGAGGGATATAAGTTAATGTCAAATAATTATTCAAGAGTATATAATAAATCTGTAAAAGAAAATGTTTTCTGGCTTGAAAGAGATTCAATAGGATTAGCTGTATACGACCCTTTAGCAAGTGAAAAAAATAGATTTACAAGTTTAACATCTGCTTTAACAGTAACTTTATATTATCATAAAAAAGCTGACCACTTTGGTAGACAAATAGCTTTAGATGGTACAGTTACTAATACTATGAATGAAACAAGTGTAATGGATGAACCAAGTGAACTGCCAGAACAATTTCATCAATATTTAGTAGATAAAGCTATACAACTTGGCTATGAACAAAAACCAGAAATGATACAAATGGCTGGATACTTTAACCAAAAGTTTGAAAAAGGTATTAAAGAGGGTAAAACCTTTAAGAATAGAAATAGAATAAGTGGAATGAGACACGTAAGGCAGTCTAATTATTAATGGCTAATACGTGGAGAAGAGGGGAGTTTGGATTAACTTCATTTGATGACCATAATTTAAGTTTTAGTGAATTAATCCAACATTTTAATGACAATATAAATGAAAATTTTAATGATTTGTCCATTGTGTCTGATATATCTACTACAGATATACAGATTTCTTTGGATGTTAGTACTACAGATAAAGGTAAAGCTAGTGTATCTTATACAGATATTGGGTTGGCAAGCAGTAATATATATACTGACATTCTTAATCCTGCTAAACCAGTAAGTGGTTATGAAGATAGAATAAAAAATACATAGGAGATAATTATGGGTGGAAGTTTAACAAGTCCAAATAAGATAAAAGATGTATATAAAAAAATTGTTTTTTATGATAACAATAAATTAAAGATTGATAATGGAACTACAGATGTAGTAATTACAGAAGCAGATAACTTTAGTTCAGACATAGTTGCTGGAAGTGGTATAGAAACATCTGAATCTGGTGGACAAACAACAATAAGTGTAAAAGATGCAGATGTTCTTTTACAAAATGAACAAATAGACGGTGGTACATATACACCATAAAAGGAGATAGATATGGCAAATGTTTTACAAATTAAAAGAAATGCATATGGAAGTGGTGGTCAACCAGCTTCTTTGGCAAATGCTGAGTTAGCATATGACGGTGCTAATGATAAACTGTATATTGGTAAACAAACTGATAATAACTCGCCTAGTCCTACTATTACACCAACGGTATTAATTCAAAATGCCAGTACTAGTGTAAAGGGTGTAGCTAAATTTAATGATTTAGATTTTAATGTGAGTGGCACTGGTGAAGTTACATTAGAAACAACATCAACAGCATCCGAATTAAATAGACTAGATGGAGTTACACCTGGTAGTGTTGTAGTTAATAAAGCAGCAATTTACGGTGGTAATGGTGAGTTAAATATGAACTCATTTGAAATTAACGGTACTGCAGTTACAGCAAGTGCTGCACAATTAAACAGCCTTGTTGTTACAGCAGGTACAGTAGCTGCAAATAAAGCTGTAGTAGTCGATGCAGATAAAGATATTTCAGGTTTTAGAAATGTAACAATAGCAGGTAATTTAACAGTACAAGGTACTACAACAACTTTAGATTCTAATAACTTGACAGTTAAAGATAAAAATATTGTTGTAGCTAGTAATATTTCAACAGACCCAGCATCAGCAGCTGGAGTAAATGGAGCTGGTATTACTATAGGTACAAATGCTTCTGCACCAAGTTTGACTTGGAATAACGGAGGTTCAGTAGATTATTTTGAGTTTAATAAACCTTTTAAAGTTACAATAGATAGTGGCAGTGATACTGGTTCAGTTTTAGATTTTGGAATATATCAAATTTAATTTAAAATTATGGCAAATAGATTTTTAATTAAACGAGGTGATGGTGCACCTAGTGCAGCTGCTTTATCAGAGTATGAATTAGTATATGATTATACTGGTAATCAACTATATACTAAAGTAGGTACTACTGTGACAGCTATTGGTGGTGTAAACAGCACAGCTAATTCATCGTTTTTAACTGGAGATTCTTTAGCATCATACGATGGTTATATAATGACCAGGGGTATTGTCAATGAAAATGAAACTGGTAGTTCTCCTGCGGCTATTGTATTTGGTAATGGTGCAACATACGGCAATGACAATTTATCTTTAATCACATCTGGTGCTACTGCTTTATTTATAAATTCATCTGCAAATGTTGCTATTGGCGGTACATCGGCAACTAGGGATTTGCAAGTAAATGGCGGCGGTATTATTAGAGTTAAAAATAATAGCGGAGATGCAGGTTTAGATTTTAATGATTCTGATATGCAAATAAGATATAGAAGTGCATCTGATAAATTACAAGTATATTCTTACGGAACAACTTCCAATGTATTAACTATACAAAAATCTAACGGGAATGTGGGGATAGGAACTGAATCACCACAAAAACACTTAGACATAACAAAAACTGGTACTGCTACTCTTATGATGAAAGGTACTGGTGCTACTGATTATGCAGGCTCACAATTAAGTTTATTTGCAGGAACTACTAGTGATGTATTTAATTCTGTAATGTTTGCTATGGATAGGGCAACTAATGGTGTTGGTGGTATTTACTTACAAAGACGAGATAGTGCTCATGCCTACAAAGGAACTTTATTTAGATATTTAGATACACAAGGTTGGACGTTCAGCACAGCTTCAAGCACTACTGCTACAAGCACAGACGACCATTTTAGAATTACACCAGCTGGGAATGTGGGGATAGGAACTGAATCGCCTGATACTTTATTACACATT